CGCCTGGTCCACCAAAATAAACTTTGAGATACATTATACTAATTATTGTTTTGTTTGGAATAAGTCTAGTAATTATACCTGGAATAGGAATTATTATAGGTATACTAAAGAGTTTATTTTAATGGGCCAGACATGGTTTCGACGGGACAAATAGTATGCAAGTGGACAACTCGATAGGCGAAGGACGTAATCCTAGCAAATTAAATAGACGCAAATGACGACTATTTTTCTCAGGACTTTAAGCTAGCTGCTTGAACCTGACGGGGTTTGGTAGTTCACCTTGTTACCCAACGAACTACCATCTACAAAAGGATACATTATGTCAAATTATTACTACAGTTGGTCTGGTGAGGATAATTTAAGATTCCCCTTTGAAGGATCAGAAAATATTTTTGGTTGTTATGGGCAGGCAATGCAAGATATTTTTATCTTGTCTTGCACTAAAGGTAAAAGAAACGGTACCTTTTTAGAAATAGGCTGTAATATACCTGCAGGTTGCAACAATACTTTTTTACTTTCTAAATTATATGATTGGAAAGGCATTAGTTTAGATTTTTTAGATTTTAGTAAAGAATGGGAAAATGAACGTCCACAAGACGAGTTTTTAAGAGCAGATGCTCTATCAACAAATTATGAAACTATATTAAAAAATAAATTTGGAAATTTAACTAATATTGATTATCTGCAGTTAGATATTGATCCTGCCCCCAATACACTTCAGTGTTTAAAACTAATACCCCTGGATAAATATAAATTTGGTATTATAACATTTGAGCATGATCTATATACGATGGGTACTGAATATAAAACTCAAGCAAAAGAAATTCTTCAGAAAAATGGTTATGAGTTAATTATAAACAATGTTTTGGTAAATTGGAGAGGAGTAGATGATCCCTATGAAGATTGGTGGGTACATCCAGATCTAGTAGATATGAATATTGCTAATGAGTTTAAAAATTTAAAAACAGGGGATCCTAAAAAATTCTTATTTAAATAGGAAAACTAATGGATAAACTTTTGAAGACATTTTTAGTATGTTTAGCTGCAGTATTAGTTGGCAATGTTTTCATAAAAATAGTAGATATGAAATTTAATTTTCTAAAAGAAGAAACGGCTAAAACGAATCTCACTAGTAATGTGACTCTTGAAAAACGAGAGAGACAATTAGATTGCTTGGCTCGCAATATCTATTTCGAAGCAGCAAATGAATCTTTTGAGGGTAAAGTTGCGGTTGCACAAGTTACTATCAATAGAACGGAATCTGGTATCTTTCCCTCAGATATTTGTAAGGTAATATATCAGAAAAACATTTTCTTTGAAAAAGTAGTCTGCCAATTTAGTTGGTATTGTGATACCAACTCAAAACGTCCCCCTGCTCATACAAAGATCTATAACGAATGTATGGCAGTAGCCAAAAAAGTTCTTTTAGAAGGATTTAGATTAGATGGATTAAATGAGGCAATGTATTACCATGCCAGTTATATAAATCCTAAATGGAAAAAACAAAAGATAGCTACAATTGGCAATCATATCTTTTACAAATAAAATGAATAAAATAAAAATACCTGCTATAGATATAGCACAAATTGGTGAATTTTGTAGAACTAAACTCACTGCTGCAACTGCTGATACAATTTATTGGATAGCAGTAATAATAATGCATGCGTCATCCATACCGACATTGCTTGCCGTTATGTCTGGTCTTACTGAGAAAATGCCTTCCTTAGATTTGGTTTTATTTACTTGGGCCGGACTTACTTTATTATTTGTAAGGGCTACCATTCTAAAAGATATGCTTAATATTGTGACTATTGGTTTTGGCTTTGTTATTCATGCAGTAATATTATCACTTATTTTATTCAAATGAGCACTTTAAAAGAACTTACCAAAGAAAAACATGCCATTGCGGAATCGCAACCATTTATAAAAAGTATTTTTGCTAATGAGGTAAATAAAGAAAAATATATAGATTATCTATATCAGTTATATTTGGTATACTTTTTTTTAGAAAAAAATGGACATGAGCTTTTCAAAGGTATTGAGAATATGAAAAGAACTAAACTTGTTCTTAAAGATTTCTTAGAATTAATTGGAAATAGGAATTATAAAAATATAGCGCTTAAAGATACTAAAGATTATCTTAATTATATAGATTCAATTCGAGATGATAGTAAAAAATTATTAGCACATATATATGTTCGTCATATGGGGGATTTATTTGGTGGACAACAACTTAAAAAATTAGTTCCAGGTTCAGGAAATATGTTTGAATTTAAAAATATTCCAGGACTGATAGTTGAAATGAGACTAAGATGCGGGCCAGAATTAGCAGATGAGGCAAATGTAGCATTTGATTGGAATATTGCAATTATAAGGAATTATAATTAATGATTAATATTTGGGATAAAGTAGTACCATTATCTGAAACTATTATTCGTAAATTTGACAAATACGAAAAACTAGAACTTAAAAATGAGTATCATATAGATGTAGATAATTTTAGTTGGAAAAATTATTTATGGACAAGTGATAAGTTTAGAAGAGCTCATATAGAAATAGTTGATGCAAGAGAGGAAAAAAAGATATGGGTTATGCATATGTGTATTTTTCCAAACTACAATGATTCATCGCCTATTTTTGGGTTTGACATAGTGTGCGGTAAAAATAAAATTACAGGCGCATTTCATGATTTTTCTCCTGTAGGTAATTCTGATATCTTTAATTGGTATGCAAATAATATGAATAATTATGAATGGGAAAATAAAAGACAGTTACCCGAATGGGCTTTGCAAATTTTTAGTAAACAAATGTTGGCTGTGAGTAATATCAACAGCGAAAAAGAGTTAAATCAACTTTGTAAAATAGCTATTGACAATCTAGACTATTATCTATATAATATAGGAAATAGTAATTATCAAGGCACTTTTCTTGATAAACACAATCATTATTGTAAGTTTCAAAAACAAAATCCTCATACCCCAGCTATGATGAAAACCCTAGGTGTTGATGAGGTCATCTTTAGAACCTTTATGAATGAAATTTTATTCCCCGAAAACAATGAATAACGAAGAAGATTTCAAAACATTTACTGATTCTTTTATAATTACGAAAAAATTTAGATCATCTAACGAATTTTCATTACACATCGAAGAAAAAGTAATAAAAGAAAAACTAAGTTATATGGATGCTATAATAGCATATTGTAATGAAGTAGATATTGATGTCGAATCGGTTGCTAATTTAGTTAATAAATCATTAAAAGATAAAATTCAAATTGAAGCTGAGGAAAATAATTTTATGAAAAAAAGGGCTAAACTACCTTTATGATAATGGATGCATACGAAGTTTACAAATATTACATGGCACTAAAGTTGCATTTTACAACAGACAAATATGATATTATAGAACAAAAAGGAAAAGTTAGAGCATCTAGGCAAGCATTTGCAAAAAGAAAAGATTTATTTGCAATTAATAAGGTGGCAAAAACATACACAGATGAAGAAATAGCGAATTTTCTAATTGCTAATTTTGTATCAGGAGATAGATGGGGAGGTATTTTTGATACAAATGCCAGAGAAACATATCTACAATGGAAAAAAAGAATAGAAGGATTGAGTTATATTTTTATAAATGATATAGATTGTATTTTATTGGAACTGGAAAAAAATAATTTAAACTTTGATAGTATTTTTAAGTGCCAAAAAAATGAACATCCATATATATTAAAAGCATACTTAAGAAAAGATATTTGTATAGAAACATTAGTTATTCTAGACAAACTATTTAGTATTGTTAAATTATTTGATAGTACAATTGATGATACTTTAGTTTGGCCTGATATTTCTAGGTTAATGAAAAAGTATAGACCATTTCTTAAAATAGAAAGAGAAAAATATGATAGACTCCTTAGAGAACGAGTTGGATATTAACAATAAAAAAATTCTTAACTTGGAAAAAGATATAGCGGAAATGCAAGATATTATTTGCGAATTAGGCGAGTCCATTAAAGAAACACAAAGATATTTGGTAAAGCTAGCACATAATCAGCAAGAGATTACTAAAAGAATTGCTAGCTGGCCATTTTTAACAATAGAAAAGAAATAGGGGAAACGGTTTTTTAAATATGAATACGAAACAAAAATTTGATGATTTTGATACAGAAGAAAAAATTCATCGAGTAAAAAAGATTAAATCTAAGCTAGACAAGCATCGTAAGTTTATATATAATTATGTATCCTCTAAACAAGATGAGGATGCGTATGATGAAATTCTAGATTATGTTTATAATCAAAAAATTAAAAGACGCTAATACAACTTATACAACGCAAATACGGAGAAATAAAATGGCATTTACATCACTTTCTGACCTTCGCAAATCTCGTGGTGGTTTCGACACACTTATGAAAGAAGTCGAAAAAATCGCAAATCCCCAATCCGAATCTAGAGCTGATGATCGCTTTTGGCAACCTGAGGTTGATAAAGCTGGCAATGGTTATGCAGTAATTAGATTCTTGGCACCACCTAAAGGCGAGGAACTTCCCTGGGTTCGTATTTGGAATCATGGATTTCAAGGACCCGCAGGCAAATGGTACATTGAAAATTCTTTAACCACTCTTAATAAACCAGATCCCGTTTCAGAGTATAATACAGAATTGTGGAATTCTGGTTCTGAAGCGAATAAAGAAATTGCTCGTAAGCAGAAACGTAAACTTACCTATATTTCTAATATTCTCATTGTAAAAGATCCGGCACATCCTGAAAATGAAGGGAAGGTGTTTTTATACAAGTTTGGTAAAAAGATTTTCGACAAGATTAAAGATATTGCTGAGCCACAATTCGAAGATGAAAAACCAGTTAATCCGTTTGATTTTTGGGAAGGTGCGAATTTTAAACTCAAAATTAGAAATGTAGAGGGGTATCGTAATTATGACAAATCAGAGTTTGAATCACCTAGTCCCCTAGCAAGCGACGATGATAAAATTGAAAAAATTTGGAATCAGCAACATTCCCTGACACAATTTTTGGATGAGAAATATTTTAAAAGTTATGATGAATTAAAACGTAAACTTCAAATGGTTCTTGCATCCAATTCTCCTGCAGTAAAAAGAGCCGAAGAAATAGAAATAGATGAACCAATGAGTAATTCTGCATCGTTTTCTAAGTCTCAAAATGTAACTAAATCTGCAACGAAGGAAATTCCTAAGAATGTGGATTTAGATGACGATGAAGAATCGTTATCGTATTTTTCTAAACTAGCAAACGAGGACTAACATGAAATATTTAATTTCAATTTTCGCATCATTGGCTTTAGCTCATGGTGCCATTGCAGCAGATGTAAAGAAAGAAGAGCCCAAGAAAGAAGTAGCTAAACCTGAAGTTAAAAAAGAACCAGCTAAATCTGAGGGTAAAAAAGAGGATCTCAAGAAAGAAGGTGAAAAACCAAAGGTAAAACCTATTGGTAAAGATGGTAAACCTGTAGATGAGAAAAAATCTGTAGATTCAACCAAGAAATAAAAAAAGGGGCTTAGTGCCCCTTTTATCCATAAATAGGTCTTCTTTCAAATCCCCACATACTAGATTGTCTAGAAAAAAGTGAAGGATCGTCTTGTCTTATTCCTGGTGAACTATAATTATTAGTTGTTTTAGAATTATCAATAGGAACAACACTGGTATTAGAAATATTAGAAGGCATAGAAGCTTGTCTATTTAAATCTCTATTTTCATTGTTGGCATTGTACATTTGTAAGGCACTCAAATTCTTTTCTGAATCCACATTGGACAAATTCTGAGTTTGCTTAACTAATGCTTCTCCTGCCTTTTGTCCTCCAAAAGCTCCGGCTATACCTCCTAAAATACTTCCACCTACACCCCCTATAACAGTTCCAATACCAGGCAAAAATACTGTACCCAAAGCTGCACCTGCCTGAGCACCTAAAGCAGCTCCTCCAAGTCCTCCACCCAAACTACCTAATGAGCCACCATGTCTTTGGTTTGCTTCTTCTTTAGTTATTAGCCCTTCATTTTTTGCCTGTTCTGTTTGATACATTTCATAACCAGTAAAAATTCCAGAAATAGCGCCAGGCAATTTCCATCCTGTTGCCCATTTGGGAAGAGAAGTAGTAGGGCCAGATATTTTGCCAGGTTTTTCTCCAGGAGCAATTCCTATATCTCCAGAAACAGAAACTTTCGACCCCTTGACTTCTCCCTTTATGGTATCATTGGGTTTAATTTTTTCTCCTGGTATTTCTTTTGCTTGTACATCTATAATATCTGGTGCTTTTCCTAAATTAGGATTTCTAGGGCCACCCATTCTCGGTTCTTCTGCTTTAACAGATTCTATTGGTACTTTCACTGGTTCTTTAATTTTATCTCCAGGCATTGTTCTCATACCTTGATTTAATCTTTCATCAGTTAAAAGTGGTACATTAGAAGTTGCAGGAGCAGGTAAGGAAATAGGAGGCCTTTGAGAAATAGGATTTGGAAGCTGCAAAGGAGGCAAAGGTATCGGTATAGGTATTCTTCCAGGAATCGGCAATCTTTGTGGAACAGGTACTGGTATTTGAGGAGCAGGTAAAGGCAATCTTTGTGGAACAGGCAGTTGTGGTACAGGGGCGGGTGTTCTTCCAGGGATCGGCATAGGCATTGGACCAGGTAGTATTCCGCCTTCACATCCGCATCCTAAATCATCAATACATTTGCAAATAGCTTTAGATAATTTTCTAATAAACTCATCTTCCGCAGCCACATCAGTTTCAATATTTTTGGTATCAAATGTTGAGTTTCTTTGAGGAGATACGTATTTAGCTATAACTCCTGGTAAAGTATTGTTAGTATTTACTATATTATTATTTTGAGAAGATATTACTCGTTGCACATTGTTTTTAGTATTATTTGCAATAGTTAAGTTATCTTTTTTAAGCGCCTTAAGTAATGCATCTGTAGTTTTTTCTGGATTATTTTTATTTCTTAATGCATTTAAACCGGTAATATACCCCAATTTATCGGTAAGCTCTTCCTTAAATAGTTTGGTGAATTGAGCTAGATCCCCAAATAAAGTCCTATTTCTTTTAGACGCCGAATCCTCTACTGCTCGAATAGGCATTTTTTTATCTATAATAGTTCTAAGTAATTCTAATTGATTTTCATTTTGTTGTAAAAGTTTTAACAAAATTGAATCTTTAATATTACTATTACCAGTATTTGAGGTAGTCATCGTTATCCGTTACTTTGTATTTGTTTTATTTTAATCTTTTCATTTTCGTCTTTTATATAATTTAATAATAAACCTACATAGATATCTCTTTCCCATGGAATCATGTTTTCTAAATCTGTCAAAGAATATTTGTGATGTTGCATCAAACTAAAATTGAGCTGATAATAGTTAACTAAATTATCATGAGAAAGAGTTAGACGAAAAAATTTTGAAGGCCCTCTAAATCATACTTGTGTATCTTATTACATTTATCACAAGAAGTATCTATATTTTGGTAAACCTTTGGCATTGTAACAAAAAAGTTTTCTAACTTATCAAATTGATCCTTCGTAAAACTATTTACAAATTTGTCAATTTCTTCTTTGGTGAAGTTTTTAAAGATTTCATCTGAGTCATAAACACTTTCAATACATTTAGAAACCATCTCTATAATTTTCTCTGATTTAAGATTGTCATAGATATCTATTATTTCATCAAATCTAGGATATCGCATAATAACACCTATGTTATCTGTAATTTGTATTTTTTTACTATGGTTATCAAATCGTCGTATTTTTAAATTGTTTATATCTAAATCATATTTGATTTTATTCCCACAATCACAATTAATTATAATCTCTGTTATTTCCCCTATTGATTTGGCTCTTAATTGTAGAAAAATGAATTCCACATCGAAATGGGATAAATTTTTCATTTCCAATTTATTAAATGTGCAAGCATCAACTAATTCATAAACTGTTCTACTTACCTCTGCTTGGTCAGATTCCAACGACATCATTAGAATCTTATATTCCTTTACTAAAAATGGTCTGTATTTTATAGACTCACTTGTTGAAGGTAAAAAAGTATTATATGTAGCGGTATCAAGTGTTGGTAAAGCCATTGTATCTCCTAATAATTAAATTTGTTAAGCACCATGCTGAAAAGGACTGTTGGAATCTGTGCCTGGAATTTGATATTCTGGTCCCAATCCATTAGGAAAGGTAGTATCGTTTACCTTAGAGGACTTGTAGGGATCTTTTTGAATAATTCTATTAAATCTGTTAAATACTGGTGTATAATCTAGATTATCGGAAAATGCAGGATGTCTTGAAATAATAGTTCTATAAGAAAAATTAATTGTAAGTTTATGAAACATATTTTGAGAACTAGAATTTAAATCTAAAATAGACATAGATCTAGGAAAAGCATATTGTATTAAATTTTCATAAACTACACTAGATTGATCTTTTAATTCTCCAGGTCGATCACCTGCTGCTAGAACAGTATCTGATAATTGTTTTATTCTAATTGTAGTGGCATATTGATCCTGATAAGATAACTCTCCTGAATATGGATTCACAATACTATACATCCAAGCATCAAAATATGCTTTTAAATCCATTGTTCCATCAACTAAAAATGTTAATGGTATTCCAGATTCTCCTGAAAAATCAATACCCATTGGGCGAATATAGGCAGGTCCTTGTATTCTCATTGATCTAGTTGGTATATTAATAGAGGGAAAACTAGCTCCCTCACAATATAAAATAATAGATTTTTTTACTGTTTCTTTAAAATAATTACTTGCTAGCAATGTTTGGGGTGTTGAAATTTCAACTTCAAAATAATTTGTCTTGGCAAACTCAAACTCTTTAGCTTGAGAAACAAAATCAGTTAGAGAAAATAACGGAGGCTTAAACTTTTTACCTGTTATTGTTGTAGTAATGTTAGTAATATCAGTTGGTTCTAGAATTCTATTTTTAATTATGCCTACTTCTGCCATTAAATTTTCCTTACTGTTTGTCGCCAAACTGAATTTTTATTTTGTTTTACAAATTGTTCTAATGGTAATTGTGATGCTACTATCCAATCTTTATAGTCTATCTTTAAAAATCTAGATCTAATGTGATCATCAAGATAATGTTTAACACAAACTAAAGCAGAAGAATATTGAGATGTAGAGTTTAAAATTTTCCAAGATATTTGTATTCTGGTATTTTCACTTATATTTTTATTAATAACTAAGTTATTTAGTTGTCCCAACAATTTAAATCTAAGTAAATAAGGCAAGTAATGAAGATTAATACCGTAAAAACCATCTTTTACTTTTCTAAAGGGTAAAACTAATGGTAACGTATCATAATGTGGTAATGTTTCTTTGTGTTTAGGATCATAATAGAAAAGATACATTTCCCCGGGGGTAATAGTAGTAGTTAATTTATTAGTCTGATTCATTAATACAGATGGATTAGAATTACGGCCAGTAGACAATTTATTGATTTGATCTCTATACCATCTATAAGATTTAGAAGTTCCTTCTTTGGTTATTTTTATATCATCAAAGATAGTATTCATTTAACTAAACCTAAATCCTTTTCTGTTAAAATCATAAACTTTAATCCTCTATCCTCGCAAAACTCAAATGCTGCTTTCCATTTGGCATCATTAATACCGTATTGCAGAACTTCATCTATAAATTTTTTGGTTTTCTTCTTAGGTATTTCTGGAGGTTTTGTAAATTTTTCTGGTTTAATTTCTATAAGATATTTTTGAATTTGATTGTCTTTATTTTTTACTTTTACATAAAAATCTACAAAATATCTATGTATTTTTTTATCAAAAGGGGAAATATAGGGAATAACAACTGTTTCGGATCCCCATTCAAGTATGGATTCATTTTCATCACACCATTTCATAAATCTCAATTCCCATAAAGATCTATAAATAACAGCCGAGATATCTCCTTGATATTTCAAAGGATTGTTAATTCTATATCGACCTTTAAAAGTTTTGGTGTACATACTATATAAATATTTTAATAACACTTATATTTATAGACAAAACAATGGCCCTACAATCACCAGTTTTTAAAACTACTGCTCCAGGTTATCAAGGTGTTCAATTAAGAAAAGATGAATACCATGATAAATACAATATAGGACAATATACCTATCCAGAATCCCTAGGATTTAATAGTGATCAACAACATTATGTAACTTTCTTTATTAATGTAAGGGGAAAATCTAGATTTGATACCAATAATAGATCAACAATTCCCATCAAACCAGAAGGTAATAATATTCCTTCAGCTAATATAGCAGTAAAAGCTGCTCTAGCATTTAATGCTGCAATTGCCGGTTATTCTGCAGCAGCAATAGAGGCAGCAACTTCTGGCAATCTTCAAAGAGCAGCCAAGGATGCTGCAGGAGCAACTGTTGCTGCAGTAGTGTTACCTGCAATTCTAGGCCTAGCACAAACAGCATTTCCAGAACTATTAGAAGCAGATAAGACGTTTAGATTAAAAGACGTAATAGCATTGCATGTGGAAACTCCTCCATCCTATTCTTATGGAATTAATTATTCCGCACCTGATCTAGGTACATTAGTCGGCGCCTTATCTGGTGGAACTTCAACTGTGGATTCCACACGAAGAAGTGTTGTAAATTCCGAATCCTTTGCTGCAGGGGCACTAGCTTTAGCTTCAATTCCAAATGTTATAGGTGGTACTAAATTGATGGATCTTGTTGGGGCAGCTGCCAGAGTAAGAACAAATCCTTTTACTGAGACTTTATTTCAATCAGTAGATTTTAGAACATTTAGTTTTAAATATAGATTTTTGCCAAGAAGCGCCAAGGAGACTGAATTAGTATACAATATAATAAGATTATTTAAAGAGCACATGCATCCTACTCTCTCAGAAAACTCACTTTTTTACATCTATCCGTCTGAATTTGAAATAGTTTATTATTTTAGAGGACAGGAAAATCACTATTTACACAGAATATCTAGATGCGCTCTTACAGATTTACAAGTTGATTATGGTAGTGAACAATTTAATACTTTTACTAATGGAGCTCCTGCAGAAATAAATCTTAATCTAAAATTTAGAGAATTAGAGTTACTCGATAGAAGAAGAATAAGAGAAGGATTCTAATGTATTTTAATAAATTTCCAAAAATAATTTATTCCTTAGATGAAGGAGTATCTGGGCAGTTAATTCCAGATCTTCTTAGAAGAATAAAAATAAATGACAATATAAAAAGAGATTATGTTTATTATGATTTGTATGACGTCCTAGACGGTGAAAGACCAGAAATGGTAGCAGACAGATTTTATGGTGACCCTCAACTATTTTGGTTAATTTTACATATCAATGATATAATTGATCCAAGATTTGATTGGCCTCTATCTAATGAAGATTTAATGGAATATGTGATAGGAAAATATGGATTGCCTTTTATCTATCATACTCATCACTATGTTAATCCACAGGGAAAAATAGTAAATAGTTATAAAGTTCTATCTCAACAAAATAAACCCGTTTTGCCTATAGTTTATGAGGATTCAGGAACATTTCAAAATATACTGTTTCACCAATCCCCACCTGTAATATTAGATAAAGTTACTAACTATGAATATGAGCTAGATATAAATGAGCAAAAAAGAAAAATTAAAGTATTAAAAAGAGAACTTGTTTCAGAAATAGAAAATCTTTTCGATAGACTTGTCAATACATGAGCGATACTCAGGCAATAGCCCAAGGATTACAAACACCGGGTGATGTAGACATACAGCAGTTATATCTGGTAACTCCAAGAGGCAAGATAATAAATTTGGATTCTTATTTAGTAGAATTCAATATTTACGAAGACATCTTCAATAAAACTATGACCGGCGATATTCTTTTATCTGATTCTAGAAATCTTATAAAGGAATTGCCAATACTTGGAGATGAATTTATTGTAATTAGAATAAAAACACCTGGATTTGATGAAAGAGATATAATTAATAAAACTTTTAGAATTACATCTATAACAGATAGAAAAACTTTTCCCTCTATATACATTTTAAATTTTACTTCGATTGAAGATATAATGGATATAGTCAGTCCAATTTATAAATCTTTTTCCGGGGAAGTATCAGCAATTGTGCAACAAATTTTCTTTGACTATATTCAAAATTCAAAAGGATATGTTATAGAAAATCTAAATAATGAAACAATTCTTAAAAATTCCGATAAAACTAAAATAGTAATACTAACCGAAACGAGTAACAAGATAAAATTTGTATCACCGGGCTGGACTCCTTTTAAGTGCTTAAGTTGGTTATGTAGTAGAGCTATCCCTAAAGAGGGAAAGGCATGTAATTTTTTATTTTATGAAACAAATAAATTTTTTGTATTTGGTAGTATGGAAACAATTTTTAGATTAGGTAGAATTTCTAACTATAGTATAGGAACATATCATTATAATCCTCCTGGTGTTTATAAAACTGTTGAAACCAATAAAAAAATGTTTGTTATAGAAGATCTAGCTATTATTAGTTCTTCGAATTCTTTAGATAGCTATAGTAGAGGACATTATGGTAGCACTGTTTTTTCTATAGATTTAATTAACAAAAATTATGAAGAAATTATTTACGATCATATAACTGAGTATAAAAAATATGAGCATTTATCGGGATTAAATTCTTTTCCCTTTTATTCTCAACCTGTTAGAAATTTAGATAGTAGTAAGATAGTATATATTAATCAACCAGGATTACATTCTAATATAGAAGGCAATGCGAACGAAAAATATCCCTATATACATGGAAATAGAACCTCTAATTTATTTGAATTAACTAATTTTAGAATGAAAATTACCATACCAGGCAGAACCGATATAGTTGTCGGTTCGCTTATGGATATAATTTTCCCAGAAGTATCTCCAAGAGACGACAGAGATATAACAAAACATGAGGATAAATTATTTTCTGGAAAATATCTTATCTCTGCTATAAGGCATAAGATAAATCCAGTTAGACATTACATGATTTTAGAAGTAGTAAAGGACGGATTACAAAATGATAATCGCCCAACCAATCCAACAGTATTTACGGATGTATTATAATGCTATATTCTAAAGGTGAAATGTTTTGGTGGATGGGAGTAGTTGAAAATAGAAGAGACCCTCTACAGTTAGGTAGATGTAAAGTAAGAATATTCGGTTATCACACCGAGGATATTTCGACATTGCCGACTGATGATTTGCCCTGGGCTACTGTCTTACAACCAATTACGTCTGCTGCTATTTCTGGTAAAGGTACATCTCCTATTGGTCCCCTAGAAGGAACTTGGGTTGTTGGCATTTTCCTAGATGGGGATGAAAAACAACAACCATTAGTATTGGGCACTATTGCAGGTAAACCTAAAGGTGATATCTATACCGCAATTCCTAAAGCTTCAGAAATAGTTAGTGGCAATTATGTCAAAGATAGTTCGGGAAATCCCGTTTATGATAGTTCAGGCAATCCTATTCTAACAGGCACATCCGAAACCACTGACAATGTGATAACTAAATTACTGCCTCCTCTGGATGTTACGTTAACTAAAAAATTAATAGAAGCAATAGGTAAAAGAGAAAGTAATGGAAATTATACTGCAGAAAATCAATTTGGTTATTTGGGAAAATATCAATTTGGGGCAGCAGCATTAATAGACTTAGGATATGTCAAAGAGGGCACCACAAATGCAAACTTAGGTGATTCTAATAGATGGACAGGTAAAGATGGTATATCATCTAAGACTGCGTTTTTGAATAGTAACACTATTCAAGAATCTTCCATGTTTAGTTTACTAGATATAAATTATAAAAGATTATTAAAACGAGGTGTAATAACTACCAATGATAGTACGGAGAAAGTCGCAGGATTTTTAGCAGCATCTCACTTAGTAGGTTCTGGCAATGCAGATAAATTTGACAAAAAAGATGGTAACGGTGTTAAAGCTAGCACATATTTTACCTTAGGTAGTTATGCCGTGGGCGGAGACGGATCAGTCCCATCACAAGGTTCAGAAATTCCAAATAGAGAAACTTATCTTCCAGATAATCCGAATAATATAGTAAATAATCCGACTAAACCTCTTAATCATCCATCGCTGGCTAGTAAAAAAGGTTTTAGAGATCCCAATAGAGTTTATCCAACTAGAGAATATATTAATATTGGTGATGTTAATAAACTTGCTATAGGCGATGATTCCCATGAATCAATACTAAAAAAATTAAACAATAGGACTACAAAGATACCTTTAGGTAATTCTAGTAATACCTGGGATGAACCTACTCCTGCCTACAGCGCAAGATATCCTTACAATTATGTACACGAAACCGAATCAGGCCATGTAATAGAATTAGATAACACGCCAGGAAGAGAAAGAATACATGTTTTTCATAAAAGTGGGTCATATATTGAAATAGATGTGAATGGATCTTTAGTTAAAAAAACAATAGGTGACGAATTTGAAATAAGTGAAAGAAACAAGTATGTTTACATTAAGGGAGGTTATAACTTAACTGTAGATGGCGCAACGAAAATACTTGTTAGAGATAGATGTGATATTCAAGTTGAAGGAGATACTAATTTGATAAGTAATGGTAATATGAATATTACAGCAGCAAAAAATGTAGGCATATCTGCTAAAAATGCGATAGTAACAGGAAAAGAATCAGTTAATATAATATCAGACGGAGATGTAAATATTCAAGGAAAAAATATTTTTATGAAAGCTAAAGGCAATATGAATTTAGATGCAACGGGAACATTTTCTGCCTTGGGTAGAATCTCTGCGCTTCTACATGGTGCCATAGTAAAAATAAAAATGGGGGCAGAATCTTTATCCTCACTAGGTATAGTTTTACCCACACCCGAAGCTAAATCGCCGGATTCTACATCTTTAAGCGATTTAAAAAGACCTCCTACTGGAGGCATTGGCGCGGATGGTACATTCTTATTTGATGGTGGAGAAAATGAGGCTAAAAATCATGCTGAATCAAGAAAAGAGGCAGGAGAAACCAATGATAATGCCTTAGCTGAAGGAACACGAGAAGAAAACATCAACTTACCGAATAATAATCCTAATAATTGCGATTGCGAGGAATTCAAAAATTTTACAGTCTTCCCCGATACCATTAAACTTTCTAATTATTTTACACTAGGGGCATTAACAACAAGAACAGCTGTATCTAGTTATGAACTAAAAGATTTTAATGGTTTGACCAAAGCACAAATAGCTTGCAATCTAAAGTATCTAGCAGTAAATACTTTAGATAAGATAAAATTAAAATATTCAGATATGATTATTGCTAGTTGCTTTAGAACCAAAGATACTTCATCTGATCATGGAAAAGGATTTGCTGCTGATTTACAATTTACAAGTCATGCATTTACTGATTATTTTGAAATATCCAAATGGATAAGAGATAATGTGCCCTTTAGTCAAATATTACTAGAATATGAAACTAGAAACTCTGGCACCATAGCTTGGATACATGTTTCTTTGTATAAAGATGCAAAAAAACATGGATTACCCACAGCTACATTTAAAAATCATTCTGTTTATGCTAGAAATTCATTTATTGATTTATCCTCAACTTCGGCTTAATAAATAATTAAAATGGTAAATAGAACCTCTAGAAATTATAAAGATATTGATTTATCTTTTGACCCGCATCCTTTCACTAAAGATTTAGCGGTAAAAAAAGATAAAGAGGCAATTAACAATGCTATAGTAAATTTGATTAGTACAAGACCATATGATAGACCCTTTCATCCAGAAATAGGTTGCCAAATCTATTCACTACTTTTTGAAAATTTCACATCTATAACTAAGGCATCAGCAGAACAAACTATTGTTGATGTAATATCTAAATTTGAGCCAAGAATAAATTTAATAAGTGTTTTGTGTTATCAATCAACTGATGATGAAAATGAAATGATTATTAATATAACGTATCTTTATGATAATTCACCAGAACCAATAACTTTAACTACAAGTTTAAGTAGAGTAAGATAATGCCCAATTTAACACTATCTGATTTAGATTTCGATTTAATTAAAACAAATCTAAAAGTTTTTCTTAGGGAGTATAGAGATAAAAACAATGCTCCTATATTTACGGATTTTGATTTTGAAGGATCAAATTGGTCAATACTGTTAGATGTTCTTGCATACAATACACACATGAATGCCTATTTGGCTAATATGATATTGAATGAAATGTTTTTAGATAGTGCAGTAAAACGAGCATCTGCTGTTTCCCTAGCTAAACATCTAGGTTATACTCCCCTTTCTACAAGAAGTGCTAGAGCAACAATTACTTTTAATGTAAATAATCCTACAGGATCACCAAATTTTTTAACTTTGGAAAAATATACTCCCTTTACTACTATCATAAATGGGACAACTTATACTTTCATTAATTTGAATCCAATAACTATACAACCAAACAATGGTGTTTATACTTTTGAAAACATAGAAATAGTAGAGGGATTGCCCTTAGAATATGTATTTAGAGTTAATGTACCAGGACCAGGTGAAAAATATGTTATTCCAAATAATGATGTAGATACCACAACTATTAAAGTTAATGTTCAAAAATCTTTTAGTGATACTACATTAACTTCATTTAATCAATCAGTAGATATTACTCAAATAAGTAGCGAATCCAAGGTATACTTTTTAGAGGAAAATGCATTGGAAAATTATGAGTTATATTTTGGCGACGGGGTTATAGGTAAAAAATTAGATTCCGGGAATCTAATAAGAGTTCAATATCTTTTAAGTAGTGGAGATCTTTGTAACGTTGTAAACACTATAGATCAAACTTTCGATTGTGCAGTAAATATAAGCGGCGGCACAATAGAAAACATCATAACTGTTGAAAATTCTCACGGTGGTGCTGCCAAGGAAGATATAACTAGTATCAAGTTCAATGCCTCTAGATTCGTTACAGCAAACGATAGAGCAGTAACAGCAGAAGATTATAAAGCGTTAGTTCAAGCATACTATCCTTTAGCAGAATCTGTAGCTACTTGGGGAGGAGAAGAAGCCAATCCTCCAGAATATGGAACGGTTTTTATTTCATTAAAACCATATGAGGGATATACCATTAGTAATAATGTTAAAAATGAAATTCAAAATAATATTTTAAAAAATAAGAAAACTGTAACCATAAGAACAACTTTTGTAGATCCTGAATATTTTTATGTTAATATTAGCGTAAATGTAAAATACAATTCTAAAACTATTAATATTTCACCAACTGATCTAAAAAATTCTGTAATTCAAATTATAACACAATATTTTTCCACAGATTTACAAAAATTTGATAAAGATTTTGTATTTTCTAAATTATCAAAAAATATAGACAATATTAATAATTCAATAATAGGTAATTTAATGGTAGTTAAATTACAAAAAAGAATAGAACCAATTTTGAATACTGATATAAGTTATACCAACAATAACAATATAAAATTCAATAACAAAATTGTGCCTGGTTCTCTACATACTACTAGATTTATAATTTTTAATTCTGGTATTGCAACTCCTGCTAGAATTTTTGATATACCGAATGATAGTCCTCCCAATTACAATGGCACGGGTAAATTAGTTTTAAAGAATCCAGACACCGGTGTTACTATAAATGACAATTATGGTAATGTAAATTATGGAACAGGAACAGTTTCAATTACTGTTCTTAATGTGTATGCTTATCCCCAGGATACAAATGACATAAGAATGACTTTCGATGTTCAAGATTCCTCACTAGATATAGAAGTAAATAAAAATGAAATTTTAGTATTGGATGATAGCACAATTAATGCTTTGGGTAATCGATTAGATGGACTAACAGTGAATACTATAGCTACGGTGGTCTAATGGAATTAAAAGAATACATTGTAACTCTTCATAGACATGAAGATCTTGATAGTTTCTATCAAGATATGGAAACGCCTGGTGGCGACTTATACATACCCGATAGAGCAGTAGATGTTGCTAATCGCAGATCAACAAGTAGAAATACTCATTATAGATTAACCGCTGAAGAAGCGACTCAACTAAAAAATGATCCTAGAGTATGGGACGTAGAACTTACCCCAGAAGAATTGGGGCTAGAGTCTATACCGGGATGGAGTGAAACTGCTTACTACAGTAAAGATACCGTAAATACTGCAAATGACAGAAACTGGGGATTACTAAGAACTTTCGATAGAACCCAGGTGGCCGGTTGGGGATCAGATGGCGCGACCAAAGCACGAACTGCTGCACTGAATTCTAAATTAGATGGGCGTAATGTAGATTTTGTTATCAGAGGTTATTCACTAGATACAGCTAGTCCAGAATTTGCAGTCAATGAAGATGGCACCGGCGGCTCTAGATACTTTTATGTAGACTGGGGTAGTTATGGACTTGGTGGCACCTATACACAGGCTGGATTAACAA